GACAATCCCCAAAAAACCTGTGAGGAATCGGAATAGGACAGATGGTGTAAAACGGCACATAGTCGGTTTCCTCGTTGCTTAGGATTTCGTTCCCCGAAAAATGCACCCGTCTTAGTTCTGCAATCCCGTCTCCGTCGTAGTCGGTCTTTAGGTAGCACTCGAACACCTCAACTGTCTGCATGGACTTGTCGAGGCTTGGCTCCATGTAGGGTTGTTCGTCACGGTTGTATCGAGCGATGTACTCAGCACTAAACTCAAGGTCGTTGTAAACCGGCAGGTTCATCACGATCTCAGGATCGAACCCCATTGAGACAAGATCCGACCTCGTAATAAGTTTCCTATGTGCGACAAAGGGAGTGTCTCGAACAGTCTTTCCTGCCTTAGAGATCAGGAACTCTTCGGGAGGCACGTTCTCAACCTTGATTCTTCCGGCCTTTGTCTTGCGCATGAGCGCGACGTTATGGACACGCATGACTTGACCGTCAATATCCTGCTCAATCGTCTCTTGCGCTGCGATCTCCATCGTCCCGTCAGACATAAGCATAGCTAGCTCATCGTCTGTAAGGTTCGCGTACTGCTCCTTAGTGACTGAAATCGAGTCGTCCCAGTAGGCTTTAATGACACCGACCTTCTGAAGGATCGCGTCCTTAAACCAGTCGTGCATGATCGAAATACCTGGGTTTTGCTTCATCAGCACCCAGTTGCAATATTCAGTGGCTTGCATGGCCATAGGCTCATCGCCTGGGCCTACAGGCTCGAATACACCAATTTGATCGGCAGATGTAAACAAACGCATGAGAGGCGGAAGCATCCCGTCAATAGCTTCTGCAACCTCGCCGGTTACGATCTGGCTGCGACCCTCTACTTCATTACCATAGGGATCACGCATGTAGGCAGTAAGCGCGTTCTTACGCTGCTCGACCGTCTCGGTCTCCAAGAAACCTATCGCGTTATCAATCTCACCTTGGAGAATCGCCTTTAATCGTCCGTCATCCATTTAGACCACCCAAGATACGTTAGGTTTCAGCGGCTTAGACCAACTTGTTTGCTCTGACATACCAACCGCAAGATACCGAAATGCGTCAGAAGCATGAGATGCCCAGTCGTGAAGAGGCTTATCCCAATAAACTTGACGCTTATCGTCGTATTGTCTCCGATAATTGCGTAGTGCGTCCACTCCGCGCTTAGTCTTAGAGTCGAACCAACAAAAGGGAATCAGCCTTCTCACGGCTTGTATCCCATCGTCAACACCCATTCTCGGAACAATCGTGATGTTTAGCCCTGCTTCTTGCAGGAGTTCTAACCTAGACCTTCCTGATCCTAACTCCCTGACTTGCACATCGTGAGGCAATAACTGCTCGGCTAGTTCGTAGTGATTCGTTCTCAGCCAGTTCACATACCAATCGAGTCCCTGGCCGTGGTTCTCGACAAAGTCAATAAGTCGTGTTTCTAGGCCCACTCTCTGACAAACCCAGATTGCAGTGGAGTCGCCTATCCCTAAGTCCCAGGCTGCGTAAGTTTTGGCTAATCCATCTACAGGTATGTCATGGAATCGCTCAGACGGTAGCTCATTGAGAAGTTGCCCGTAGTAACTTCCTTCGATTGCTGAGTCAAAGGAACACTCAAACTCCTGAAGGTACTTGTCATCTCCCATCTCTGACCGAGCAGCGTCGAGTTCAGATTGAGGGATAAGACCTGTCTCGGATGCTCTGAACTCAAGCAAGGCCCAATCGTTATGCTGCTCCGCATGGTCTCTTAAGGTCTTGAAGTGGTTGTTTCCCTTTGGGGTTCCAAGGAACAACGCCCATCCCATTCTGTCCGATAAGGCCGGACGAACCACTTCCGACCAAATTTTAGGGTTCTGGTCGCCGAATTCGTCGAATACAACGCCGTCAAAATACTGTCCTCTAAGAGAGTCTGGGTTATCAGACCCCGCAAGTTGGATGCGTCTGCCCCAGAAATCAACCCGAAGTTCTGCAATATTCGCGGTGGCGTTAAGGGGCTCGGTAAACTTGAGGAGGTAATCCCAGATAACTCGTTTTGTCTGGGAGTAGGTAGGCCCAATGAACGCATATCTTGGAGCCTCCTTTTGGTTTGTGATTGCATCTCTTATGAGATGGTTAACCGCACTAACCGATTTCCCTAATCTTCTGTGAGCAACTACTACCCCGAAACGCTTTTGCTCTAACGCGCTATGGATTGCAAGCTGTTGCGGCCTCGGCGCGTAAGGAATAATTATTCTGGTTGCGCCCATGTCACTTGCAAAGCAACTGGTTGCCCGTCCTGTCCCGTTACCTCTGTCCTTGCTAACTTAGGTATGTGGTACTCGATAGCCCTGAGATAAATATCGCAAGCCTTTTCTGGGCTCTTCTGCGCTACTTCATCTAGCCACATAGCAAAACGAGGTGCGTTTAGTTCCGCCATCTTTGCAATGGCTTCCCTAACTGCCGCAGTAGATTTGTTAGGCGCACCCTTCGGTCTGCCCATTCCTGCGTTTGGAGGAATCCATTTATTTTCCACTGTATTTTACTATCCTTCTGTTGTTACCGTGCAACACCTTGACCAAGCAATCCTGATCGTCTTAGCTCTTCTTCATCTATGACTACAGGCCTTCCGTTTACTTCCATAATCCTTAGCTTGCTTTCTTCTCCTGGAAATACTACGAAGTTACTTGTACCTTTCTTAGCCGCTCTTGATCCTTCATCTAAGTAACGTATTCCTGGAATCCCTAACTCAGTAAGATGTCCAGATGCGCTAGCTCCATGAGGAGAACCGCCCCAATAAAACTCGTAATAATCCCTTCCTGTCCTGCCTTTCATTTGTTCCCAAGATTTGTCAGGCATTTGAGAGCGAATAGCCTTCTGAACATAATCATTTTGCTGACTTAGCGGCTTATCCCAATCTAGCATCTTTGCTATTTGTTCGTCTGGTAGGTCTACTTTGTAAAAAGCACCTTCTGGTGGCTTAGGTAGTCTGGCGTCAAGTTTTTTCATTGCTGATATAGCACTATCTGACCAAGTTTCACCGCCTAGCCTTGACCACTCGTAACCATCAGCCATCTGTTTTGTTAAATTGACAATTTCCTTGTCGTTAGCTAATTGAGCAACTTCTGGGTATTTTTTAAGCTCTCCAATTACATCTTGTGTCGTTTTGTCCTTACCCAACGAAGATGCAATGTTATTGATCCAATCTCTTGGGTCGTTTCCTTGGGTCAAGTTCACCTGATAAGACTTTGCAACACCAGGATTTTCCGCAAAGTACAACCCATGCCCGTAAGCCTGCGCTCCCTCGCCTGTTCCGATCTTGCTCGCATCAAACTTACTAAACTTATGCGGAGAACCATGGAATACCGTAAGCGGACTTAGCAGGCTTCCAGCGCGTTGTGCATTTGCCATCGCAGAAGCAACCGCAAACGGAGCCACAGACCCGTAAAGCTGACTAGCGACACTTGCTTGCTCACCTAGTTTGTAAGCCTCAGACATCTTCTGAGCCTCTGGGTCCATCACCGAGTAAGTAGGTTGCCTGCCCGTAAAACCTAGTAATCCCTGCGCGATAGGACTTGTCTGACCGTACCCTGGCAGCGAACTTACGCCCCTCGGTAGTTGCTCAGGCAGCGGAGGAAGAAACTTCTCCTCGTCTAGCAGTCCTTTTCTACGCTTCACTTTTTGTTCCTCGCCGAGATAGCCTTGGCCTTTGCCTTTGCATCAGCCTTAGAACTTGCACCCCACGCCTTTAGGCTCAGAAGAAGTCTGGTAGGGCTCCCATCGGGTTTTCTCTCTGGCCCTGGCATATTACCCATTCGCGCAAGAAACGACGCTCTACGCGGGTTATCGCCTGACTTAACAGGAGCTTTCAGATCAGACCCAGGATTCTCACGCTCGTAAGACTTACGGCCCTTCTCGTTGAGGCCACCTTTGGCGTTCTTGCCTTCTTTTCTTGTCCAGGCGGCAGTCATTTCTTAGCCGTTTTAGCTGATTCTTTGAAAGCCTTAGCCGTAGGTGCGCCAGGACTCCCAGGCTTACGCATACGCTCAGGAGTTTTGCCAGCAGCCTTTTGCTTGGCTATACGCTCGCGTTTAGCGTGGATGTTTGCGTATAAGCCTTTCATTTCTTTTTAGCCTTTCCTGCCTCAGATAAGGCAATAGCAATAGCCTGCTTCGGGTTTGTTACCTCTGGGCCTTTCTTGCTCCCTGAG